CGAATCGAACGGGCCAGTCAAAACAAACTTCGGAGGGCAAGGCACATCAGAAGGCGTGTTATCGACCGAAATGTTACCGAGCACCTGCGAGGCAGCCACCTTCATGTTCACCATCGAGTTAGGTGTCAACAGGCCACGACCCGTAGCCGAACCGCTAGCCGTATACGACACAGCCTGCTGGCGTACCCAAAACGGTTGAGGACATTGGAACACCAACACCCAACGGGCAAACGTAGCCAAGGCGTTCTCGCCCGTCTGAGTCTGTGCGCCGCCCGTATAGTGAGCATCCACAATCTGCCACACGTCACCATTCGAATACGTTGCTTTGATGGTTACGCCGCCGAGAGAGTCGTCAAGAATCTTCGCCATACGACGAAGCTTTGCCTCAAGGTCTGCACGAGTGCCCGCCGTAATCGTCACAGGCAAGTCAATTTCTCGCACACCTACACGCGAGAAGCGCCAGACACCGCCCGAGGTAGCCGACTCGTCAATACGAACCTTCACCGGGGGGCGACCGAAACCGCTCACACCATTCTCAAGAATGAAATCGTCATTATTGAATGTGATCGTGTCGCCGTTAGCTCCGGTGAGAGAAATAGTGATGTCTGCCATGAGTGTCTCCTACCATCCGGCGAGCAGCTTGGCGCGACGCATACCGTCGAACAAAGCTTGCTGTGAGTCGATTGACTGGTTGGGCGCTGCGTAGTAGTTGACCGTCTGGTTTGCACCATTGCCGCCAAGGTTGCCCAGCTTCGAAAGGGGTACGACTGCCTCAGCCTCGCCAGCTTCTGCGACGCGGACCAATCGGCCTCCGTTTGTAGCGGGGACAATTCCACCTTCTGCCAGGGCAGGGATGTGGTTTAGGTGTGTGACGTTGATTCCAACGCCTCGCATGACATCACCGACAGGCCCGTCCAGGATTGGGTTTACTGCATCGAAAATGCCGTTAATAATCGAGATTGCGATGTTTGCGATTCCCTTGAGGAATCCGGCGATGCCGGTGAATATTGCGGTCACGACGTTGCCGACACCTTCGAAGGCCCTAATCAAGGGCGGAAGTAGCCACGAGATCATCCACGTAATGATTCCGATGACGATTTGCAGCACTGGGATGAATACGCCCTGGAATACTGTGACCGCCAGGTGAAGGAGGGGCACCACGAGCGTCTTGAAAAGGTCGATGAGTGGGGGCAGGAGCTTAGCTACGAGCTCGATGATGGGCTCCAGTAGTGGCACGAAAGCCATAACAAGGCCGAGCACGGTTGGGATGAGCGGCATGATTGCCTTGACCACTTCCATGACCAGGCCAGCAAGGTCTGCCCAGTAAGGGGCAAGCGCTGCCATGACTGTCTGCAAGATTGGGCCGATTACTTTGACCAGGTCGAGGATGACAGGGACGAGCTGCATGATGACGCCGGCAAGGATTGGGCCAAGCATCTGTACCAAATCGGTGAAGGTTGGCATGAGCTGAATGAGGATGCCAGACAGCGTGGTTACAAGCATCGAAACTAGGTTGCTGATTGCAGGGAGGATTGCCTGGAGAGCAACTCCAAGAGCTCCTGCAAGCGTCGCTGCAAGCTGGCCCAGCATTCCGATAAGTGCAGGCAGTACAGGCTCCAGCGACTTGAAAATAAGCCCGATTGGCGAGAACGCGGAAAAGAGCTGCATGACCTGGGGAAGTAGGGACGCAAAGACAGGCCCTAGCGACTGAAACAGTCCGCCAATCGCCGTAAACGTGGGAGCCAGGCCAGACATCATGGTCCCGCCGGCACCCGCCACAGACTTGAATACGGAGGTAATGATGCCACCAATGAATCCGAATACCTCGGTGATGATTGGCGAAACCTTTTTACCGAATTCGCTGATCGAGTCCGCCAACTTCATAAACTCGCCACGGTTTTCCTGGAGGAAGTGAGTGACGCTCACGATGACGGGGCTAAAAGCATTGCGGAAAATGTTTTGAACAGCATCCAGTACAGGCAGCAAGTCGCCGCCGAGAGTTACTTTCAAGCCTTGGATAGCTGCGGCAAAGTCTCGAGCTGATTGCTTCGACTCTGCAAGGGACTTCATACTCGTGTCATCGAGAACGAGGCCCAGGTCTTTGGCTTTCGCGGTGAGCTCTGCCATACCATCTGAACCCTTGTTCAGAATAGGAATGAGCTGCGCGCCAGAGCGACCAAACAGGTCGGTGGCAAGGGCCGTCTTTTCGGCACCGTTGGGCATGTCTTTGAACTTGTCGGCAAGGCCAGGGAGAATTTCCGACATTGGCTTGATTGCGCCGGTTGCATCGGTGAAAGAGACACCGAGTTTCTTGGTCATCTCAGCCGTCGCACCAGCGTCCCCGATGGTGTTACCGAGTTGCTTCTGAAAGCGGGTGAAGGCGGCTGTGGTGTCGTCTGCGTTGACACCTGCGAGTTGCATGGCTCCGCGGAGGCCAGAAACTTGCTCCATGGAACCGCCAGCGATGCGCTGCATACCTCGAACCGAGGTTCCCAGGTCCTCGAAGGCTTTTACAGATTCGTCGATGACGTGCTTGAGGGAAAGGCCCACGGCAAGCGCAGCAAGAGGAGCTGCAACAGCCTTGAGGCCGTCCATAAGTACGCCGCCGATTTCGCCACCGATGCCCGTAGCCTGACCCTTGACCGCATCCGAAAGACTCTTTCCAAAGCCGTCCGCGTTGGGCTTGACGGTGAGGGAGACTGCACCGGCTGAGAGAGTGTCGCTACCAGCCATTTTTACTCCTTCAAGAAACTTTGAATCTCGTCTACGGATGTGACGGGAAGAGCTGCGGTCGTTTTGTCGTATGGACGTTGGACCCTGGGCAGCTCGTCAGAATTAGGTCGCTCACTGTTCGCGTTGTAGAACATGCGAGCAAGCAAATTGAGCGTGTCAACGGTTTCCGCCAACAGCTCAGTGGTGTTGTCCCAGCCCAGCGGTGCATCCATCTGTTGACGAACGAACGCAGATTCGGGTGGAAGGTTCACAATGTGGGTGTGGAGCCTCCGGCAGCCCCACCACTCAGTTGATGAGTAGCAGAGCTGCCGAAGGTCAGACCCATAGAAACGGGAGAAGTCGGCCTCGAGGACTCCCCAGAACGTGTTTAGCGTCTGGGAGAGGCCTACGATTCCCCCACGGTGAGGCCCGTCAAGAACTTCATGATCTCGGTGAGGTCCTCTTTAGACAGGCCGTACTGGATGAGAGCCTCGACATCTGAGGGGTCTACCAGAAGGCCAGCGAGCCCTGCCACGATTTCGTCACGCTCGAAGTGAGCGGCAATCATGACGGAGAACTCTGGCTTTACCTGGACATACCCGGCGTCTAGCTTGAGGAAGGCTTGGCTCTTTCCCTCTGCCACGCGGATTTCTTCGCGTGCTGCGCGTGCTGCGCCGAGGTCTACAACTTCCGAGCCTTCTGGTACTTCGTTGAGGATTGCCATGATTAGCTGGCGACTCCGGTGTCAACACCGTAAACGGCGTAAACCGAGGAACCATCGAGGGGGAGGATGGGGGTTACCTCGAAGTCGTAGCTGATCTTGTCGTTACGCTTGAGGCCAATCTTTGGCAGCTTCGACAGAACGCCGCGCTTGATAACTACACGGTTCGAGGTCGTGCCGTCCTGCCAGTCGATAACCCAGATTGACTCCGATACTGCGAGAGCGTCGGGAACTGCGAGAGTGTACGCGCCGCCCGTGGTTGTGGTGATGGTTGCGCCACCCCAGGCCAGCTTTACGGTCTCGTTGTTGGTCTCAATAGCCGTGAAGGAAGCTTTACGGTTGGTCGCGGTGTTGACGATGCGTAGAACCTCGGCGGTCTGAAAACCCGTGATTTCCTTTTGCTTGATGTCGTTGGCGATGTCTACGAAGCCCTCATCGAGGTATCCGAGGTTGACGAAGCCCGTGGCGAGTGCCGTGGTGCTGTCGGTGGGGAGGGTGGTGCCCAGAGGTGCGCGCCATACGGCACCCTGGCCCGCAATGCGGATTTTTCCGGCTGATACTGCCATGAGGGTTTTCCTTTACTTTCGGGGTCAACAAGAAACCCGCCGAAGCGGGCTCTGTCAGGTTGGTTTTCTATGGGTGGAGAATCACGCTGTAACGCGCTGTGTACCGGCTAAGCGGTGGAGTGGGGACTTCATCGGGAAGCCATTGAGGTGCGAGCTCGGTGGAGCCGTGGGCCAGGACGCCGTCCGTGACGATGTCGTTAGCGATTGCGATGACCGCGGCGCGAATGGTGCGGGCAATCTTCTGACATTGAGGTTTGGAGCCGCCGACTGAGTCAATCTGTACGGTGGACTCTTCCATGCCAACAGTGAGGTCTGCGCCTCCAGCAAAGTTGACCAGGACGTAAGGGTAGGCCGTTCCTTTTGCGGGGATGGAAGAGACAATCTTTTCGGCAGGTAGCAGGGCGGTGATTTCACTCAGACCGCGGAGGTATTCGATGACAGCGTGGACGGGGTCCGGCTGCACATAAACGGGATTGTGTGCCATGGCTTATTTCTTCTTCCAAAACTTCATGCCCAGAGACTCGGCTGCGCGGCGGAAAATGTAGCGGGGCTGGATACCAATGTTTGGTGCACCGAATTCGACCTTCGAAGCTTCGGGCGATTTCGAAATGACTCGGGCCCCGTACTTTGTTTTCTCGGCCTTGATGCTCGACTGGTATTTGCCGGTCAAAACTGGAGCCGTAGAGCGGGCGACGGCAGCGACTTTCTCAGCCATTTCCATCGGTGTATCGGTCTTGGCGACCATCGCCGTGACTTGTTTCTCCAGGTCAGGTACGAGAGTGATGCTCAGACCCTCGATGACCTCGGCACCGCTAGCCATTGACAACAATCAAATCGACTTCGATGTGGCTAGTCACAGCCCGGCGAGGGTTCCAAACCTTGTGGGGTTCGCCATTGACCTGGAACTTCTGGCCCTCAAAGTTGATGTAATCCAGGTGAGAGATAGCTGTGCCGGCAGGTAGGTAGCAGGTCCACTTCGAAACGACCGTGTCACGATCTACGAGAGTTTCATCGGTCTGTACTTGGTGGAGGTAGCCGTAGACAGATACCGGCGCACCATCGTCGCCAGGTACTTGGTCACCGTATTCGTCGAGGGTGGTTGTGCTCACCGCCTGAATGGTCAGGGGTTGCGTCATGAGGCGCGTTCTCATCGGCGGGTAGCAATCGAGGAAGTTGTGGCGCGCTTACGGTAGAAGTTCAGGACCGACTTGGTTTCTGTGGGCAGCGTCATACCGCCAGACTGGGCACGGTCATAGCTGACTTTGTACCCGCCGACCTGCTCCATGGAAATACCGACCTCGGTGGAGAGCTGCATGGCAACCATGCCAGCAACCTCATTGACGATGTCCCAGGGGACCTCTGCATAACCGTGGGTGTAAGTAATTTCGAGGGATGCTTGTGGGCCTTGGAACGTGGCTCCTGTGGCTTGTGGGCCGACCGTAGAACCGGCAGGGCCCCAAAGAGCGTTGCCGCCCCAAAGCTGTGAGCCGTAGTCAGGCATGAAAGCGCCAGTCCCTAGGAAAAGGTCATCGCCGATTAGTTTCCATTTTGTGTTTGGCATCGTGCCGCCGTTGAATACGACGGAGGAAACCGATTGCACGGGACGGTTAGGCAGGGTAATCGTTTGACCCCATGAGCCTGGCAGCGTTATGACATCGTCCACGACCTGGGTGATGGTCTGGCGGGTGTAACGGCGAACCATGCCCGAAGCCATGGAAATGAGGCGGGTAGCGTTGGTTGTTTCGGTGGGAGTAAGAGTGCGCCCAACGACGGCGGCAACATCGTCAAGAGTTGCAAGTGCTGGCAAAGTCATGAGCGACTCCTTCGGTCGTAAGAATGTGGGGCCCTACTGGGCATGGAAACCCCCCGGCCCGAAAGCCGGGGAGCAACCAAGCCGATTAGGACTTGACGAGAACACCCTTAGCGTCGCGGAGCTTGCCAACGCCGTACAGAACGTCGGTCGTGACCTGCACGCCGAGGTTTGCGGGGTTGTAAGCAACGGTGACGCGCAGCGACAGACCCGAAACGGGGTCCGACACAACGGAGGTCTGTGCACCCGAACCAGCGGGAGCCTCGGGGAGGCCACGCATGGCGAGGATAAGACCGCCCGAGTTGAGTGCAACGTTCTTGGTCTGAACAGGAGCCGAGCCCGAGGTGGGTACGAGCTGCGAGCTGTACAGGTCAAAGCCGTAGAGGCGTCCGATGGAGCCTTCCTTTACGGTTGCAGGGTTTGCAAACGCGAAGTACGACTGGAGGCTGGAGTCGCTCATCAGTGCGATTTCATCCTTGGTGGACAGAACCAGCGAACGACCCTCAAGAGGAACCTTGTTGTCGTTGAGCTGCTTGTGTGCCTTACGGATTACGTCGGCGGTGAGGTCGGTGCCGTAGGTTCCAACGTTGCTAGTGAAGCCACTTGCAGCAGTGAACAGGTCGGTCTCGATCTGCTCAGCGATAGGAACGATTGCGGCTTCCATGTAACGCTGCATGATGTCCTGGTTTGCGGTCGCACGAGCGGCGTCCTCAACGATGAACGAAACTTCCTTGTGCTTGTCGAGGGTCACCGAAGTGGTCGAAGCGGTAGGAACCTGCATGGAGACGTTGGTGTTTGCAGCCTTGTCGTTGGCGACGAACGTTCCGGGGTAAGGAATGTTCAGGGTGTCACCAACCTGGAAGGCAGCAATGTCGCTGTCGCGGGTTACGAGCTTGGCGAGAACTACGCGGTTACGCAAAATCTCCAAAGCCGTGTTGGCCCAAATGGCGGGGATAAACGGACTTGCGGAAGTCCGGGTGATGTCGGTTACAGCCATGAGCTGATCTCCTTCTGTTTAGGGGTTAGTCGGTAATCCGTCCCTCGCGATGAGCGAGGAGGATGTCGGCCTTGTGTTCGGTGAAGAACGCATGGTCGTTGAGTTCTTTGGTGGTGTACACACGCTGAGCGGAGGCGGCACGAGCTCCCTGACCAACGTCGCCAAAAACCGGCTTTGGCTTGGTAGAGAAAAGTGCTGCAACCTGTTCGGCGTCGGCCTCCAACTCGTCACGAGTTGCACCTACGAGGCGGGCGGCCAGGGCTGGAGTAAGGCCGTACTGATCTGCAACGTCACGTCGCATCCGGTCAAGTTCCAAGGTCTCGAGTGAAGCCTTAAGTGCGTCACGCTCTTCCTGGAGCTTTTGGGTTTCAGATTTGCTTGCGTCGTCAATTTCTTTCAGACGGAGGCGCATCTCTTCGGCTTCTTTATTGGCGCGGCGGAGTTGTTTCTCCATCGCTGCAATGTTGTTGGGCCGTTCCTGTGACTCGGTAGGAGTTACAGGGGTTTCTGCCTCAATGCTTGGTGCATCGAGTGTTACTTCCGAAGTCGCTTCGGCGTTGTCCATTAGGACTCCTTTCATGGCCCACAGCGTCGCGCTATGGGAGAAGGGCAGCACAATCAGCCCCGGAAGGCTGTCGTACAAAATCAGGCAGGTCTACTTCTTGACCTGTACCCCGTAAACGCCGCCGGCGTTTACGGTCTGTATTGCATTAGAGAGGCGTTGGAGCTTGTCGTTTCCTCGCTGCATGTCGGCAATTTGAGAACGCATTGCGTCATTCTTGGCGCGCTGGTCAGCTATTTGTTTGTCGAGTGCTGCCATGCGGGTGAAGTGGTCATTTTTGTTAGTAATGACAGGGCCAAGCTCGCCATGTTTGTTGATCTCTACATCATCAACAGTCGAACCGACGGCGACCTCATCCTCACGATCGGAATGAGTCATCTGGGTAAGTGGGTCGGCAGTGCAGCCGCAAGCGTTATGGATTGGCATCGGCTCAGAAGGCCCTGTAACGGTTCCATCGAGCGAGGCACAATAATCACAGGCTCCGGCATCCGCGACGCGTGAGAAGCCCACTATGCGCTCACTGGAGAGTGCTGTGTAGGCGAGCATCGCGCCGGTAAAGGCGAGGAGAACATCGGTCATTGACAGGCCAGAGGCTTGCTTCTGTCCGAGGGTTATCACTTCGTCGTAGGGCTCATAATCGCCGAGCTTGTTCCATACGGTCTGAAATGGTCGTTTGTACACGGTCGCCATAGGTACGCCGTCACGAACCTTAGAAACTACGTCATCTAAGTTCACGCCCACAGGGGGCTCTTTGAGTGTGCGAGAGAGATACGCCGAAGCCAGGGCCACAGTGCGATTCTGTCCAGCCCTCACGATTGGTTCGACCTGTGCGACGAAGCGAGGCACATCGTTCTCGTTGTAGGAGCCCAATCTGCGCCAAGTCTGGGCCACAGCGTCACCTGTTGCCAGGCGGGTGCGCTTCAACTCGGACTGGTAGGCCCGTGTCAGCTCAGAAGCCATTAGCCGACAGGGTTAGCCGTCTGCTCGAGGGGAGCTGCGGGCATGGGAGACAGGAGTGCATTGAGTGCGTCGTTTGCTTCCATCGAGTGGAAGCGTGCAATCTGCGTTTGTGAATAGCCGGCATCTTCCCAAAGTTGCTGGCGTGGAACACCGATAGAGGCACGCTTGACCAGTGCATCGGCGAGCTCTGCCTCGGAACGGTACTCGGGGTCTCCCCAAATCGTTTCCGCTTCCATGATGTCGCCGCGTGGGTCATCGAGGACCTTGAAACAAAGGCGCATTACTTCCTCCCACGCCTCACCAAAAAAACGCATCTTCCGGCGTGACTTCGCTACCAGGCCGGTCTCTGCCGACTTGATTGCGTCACCCGAGGGGAAGTTACCGCCGAGGTAAAAGTAGTGAGGTGGTGTGCGGGTCTGGGAAGCGATGTGCTGCACGAGGGTCTCAATGCCGGTGACGTAGTTAGCTAGGTCACCAGCGGAGAGTGTGCCAAATCGGGCGTTTGGGTCCTCGGCGATGAGGAGCTTATCCAGGGCAATTTGGAAAGGGGCTTTCGTGTTGCCGTTGTCATCTTCGGGAATCTCAAGGCCGGTGACGTAACGCTGCGGGAACGCAATGTACTCCGACGCTACGAGCATGTCGGCGAGGAGCTTGTTTACGGCGTCCTGCTGAGGAATGACATTGAGGAATTCGGAAGTGCCATAGGGCGAAGTCAGTGAAGCGCGGTTTACCAGGGGGACTACGGGAACAACACCGAGGGGGTTAGCCAGAGGCCAGGGCTCGTTGTCGTCGGTGTCTGGCTCCCATTCGCCTGAGCCGTTGTCGTCCTTGTCGAACTTGAACACCCAATCGGGGGTAAAGAGTGTCGCGTGGAAACCATCATCGTCGCGCCAACGCTTGAGAGCTGCCACACGGTTCTTTCGGTCGCCAGGGGCATAGGCCACGATTACGTCACGAGGGGATTCGATAGATACCTTTGGTTGGCCTTCATCATCGCCCCACACGATCGCGTAAGCGTCTCCCTTGATGAGAGCTTCCGAGTGGGCTAGCTGCGAGTCGGCGTCGAGGCCGTTACGCTGCCAGATTCCCCACGCATCTTTATCGGCTGCGGGGTCTGTACCGTGGCGGAAGCCTTCAACGTTGAGGCGTTCTTCAACAGCATCGACGACGAGCTGGCACCAGTTATCGGCAAAGGCGGAGAACATTCCACCAAACGACTCACGGAACTTCTGCGATGAGAATGCCAGGCGGTGCTTACCGTCGTGGTAATCCTGCAAACGAGTAAGTGTTACCTGTCGGCTGGCGAGTTCCTTTTCAAGAGACTCCACCATCTGCAATGGCGACTGGGGTGCGTCGTCCTCGATCATGCTGTCTCCCTAGAATCCTGCAACTTTGTATTTTTTACGTGTGGTCCCCCCACTGGCAACCACATCGCCCCGCGCTTCGTACGCGAGTACCGCACAAACGGCGGCGTCAATCTTTCGAGGGCTCTGGGGGCGGTCTTTACGAATCGCCACGCCTGAGCGCGTTTCTTTCTTTTTGGCATTGCCAACATGGCGGGCAAGTATTTCGTCGCCGTCATGCGTGAGCTGTCCGGTAACGGTGGCTGTGTGGAATCGCTCATTCGCGGCACACATGGCACGTTCGCGGTTTGTCCACCATTCGATAACGGTGCGCTCACCAAACTCGGAAGCCCATCGGCCTACGATGTCCTGCCAGTAAGCGGGGTCGCAGTACATGCGCTCCACCTGGTACGTCTTGAAAGCTTCTGCCACAGCGGCATCCACTTCACTTACGGGGACTTCCCATTCGGCAGCGGCGTCAACTTCTGGCGGGCACTCCCAAATTCCTAGAAGCCACAGGTGTCCATCTTCCACGCGACAGGCAACTAATGCCGTGGAGTCATCGCGCAGCGAACCGTCAAAACCGATGGTGATGACATCGCCAGGCTGTCCAGGCTTAGACAGGTCGGCACGTTCGGCCCACACTTTCGGGTCCATCCACGCATCCGATGACGCCACAATCCTGTTACCGAAGAATCGTTCTGCCTGAGAAACATCACGCTCAATTAGGTCGAACGCTTCGGCCTCAATCGAATCGAGGTCTACGTGACCGCCGGACTGTTTCAACACATCGCCGTAAACGAATTGGTGAATCTTGCGACGCTCAGCCTTGTTTCGATATGACAGGTTTGCCGGAGGTTGCTTGAACTGGCGGTAAATGTCTTTGGCAGCTGATTCGAATTGCACCTGTGCGACGGAGCCCTCGGCAGGGTTCCAGGCGTTAGTGGTCAAAGCTGCACGCCCACCCATACCCGCGAGGCCACGGTATTGAGTATCTGCGACTCGAGCCATGCCGTTGGTATTGGTCCACAGACCGACCTCATCCTGGGGGACGAAAGTTACACGCTGACCTAGGCGAGACTGGGCCGACGATGTCACGGTGTCGATACGTCCACCGCCAGGAAGTCGGATGAATTCCTCACCCGTCTTGGCGATGACATCGGTCAACGGCCCCAGCTCAATCATGGGACGCAGGACGCCATAAATGTTGTCTGTCTGCTCTTCGGATATTGCCGTGATCTGAATCAACGGTGTAGGCCACGGCATCCCCATCGGTTCGCCAGCACGATACTCGTACGTCCAACCACATAGGCAGCCATGTTCACGGCAGTCATAAACCTCGCCGCCAACAGCCCACCCAGCAAATAAAGCCGGGCCGACGCCTTCAAGCAAAATCTGCGCGGCAACCATCGGGCCCTTGCCCAACTTCTGCGGGCCAACCATAAGACCACGACGGTAGACGAAAGCGGGACCCAATACCGGCGAAGCCGGTTCGAAATCTACATCCTTACGGACTAGGTAAAAATTTCGGAAGAAATCGAACTGGTAATCGTAAAGCTCGAAAGCATGTCCACGATTGAAACCATCCGGGACCACACAATGCTCAGCGACCCAATCCAGGGCCACCCATAAAGTCTCGTTCTCACGCACTAGGCTCGACCGCCTTGATACGGTCACGAGCAGAGGAACGCTTCACCGAAATAATCTCAGGGCTACGCTTCGCAGCCACCTCATCCGCAGCAATACGCACACGAGCCGCCAACATTGCCGGAATAGTAAGTAACAACGCATCCATCTGTTGACGCACCAACGTACCTAACGACGTAGGAGCATCACGCAGCTCAGCCTCCGCCAAACGACGCACATGCAAAGCAACCTCAAGCTCTTGCCCATTGTGCTCCCACAACACCGCCTGAGGCTTAGCCCAATACAGCTCCCACAAAGCCGCCTCACGGTCAGACAAACCAGCCAAAGGCCAGCCAGGCACAGGACCGACACGGCCCTCCGCGGGCAAAGTAGTCCAGCCCTGAGCATCATCCTTACGATCACGCCTCAACGCCTGAGGGTCAGGAGCAGGACCAGAACGTGCACGAGCACCACCACTAGCCATAATCATGACCTCCGTCACGGAGTCGAACAGAACCTAAGCGTCACGCATTAGGCAATGTTTTGGAAGGTTTGAACCTGACAGACCAAAGAGCGGCAGCCCGTCCCGATGATCTGTTAGGTCATCCATAGGTATCCCCCCCACCCCTATCGGTCCGGTTGTTGGTTCGGATTGTTTTGGGGTTGGTGTTTTTACTGGGGGTTGGGGGCTTTGTAGGGGAGGCCGTTCTTTTGTGCTTGGTTCTTTGCGTTGTTGCATGTAGCGCAGGAGGCTACGAGGTTGGAGCGGGAGTGTGTTCCTCCCTGGGATACGGGGAGGACGTGGTCTACCTGGTTGGCGGGTTGTCCGCAGTATTGGCAGGTGTGTTTGTCTCGGTGGAGTATGGAGGCTCTAGTGGCTTTCCAGCCTTTGGGTGCTACCCAGGTGGAGCCTTCCCATTTTTTTATTTCGTGTGTGGGGCAGTAGTTGCTGCCGATGACTATTTCGGGGCAGCCGATTTTGCCGCATACTCGGGCGGTTTTTCCCATGTTGTTAGGCGGTGAAGGCTCCTGAGGCCTGGTCGTAGCCTGTTGCGGTAGGGATGACGTTGATGGGTTCGTTGTCGCCGGCTACTGCGGTGGGTGCTTCGGTAGTGGTGTCTTTGGTTGCCATGGTGTGCTCCTTAGAAGTTATCTAGGTCGGGGTCGCAGCAGAGGGACGCTGCGAAGGGGGAAGGGTATTCGGCTCCGCAGTTTGGGCAGGGCCACAGGCCGCGGTTGGTGGGGGTTGCTTGGTCTATGGATGCCATGCGTTTCCCCCTTATGTTGTGATCGTGTGCTCGTCATGGAGTTGAACCATGTTCCTGCGCGGGTTAGGTGCGCCGCTCTGCCAATGAGCTAACGAGCTGCCCAGGTGTTCGAGGTCTGGGCTACCCTTCCGGCTCTCAACAGCGGAAGGAAGATGTGTGTGAGAAGGCCGCAGCTCACACTCTGCGCGGTTGCGCGTTCCGTCAACGGTCACCAGCGTGCCGTGTTTGCCGTCCCTTCACGCTTACGGTGAGGGAGTTGTGAAGTATGCCAGTCTCGCGCTGTCTGCGGTGCATGGGAAGGGGCTCACCTAGTGGGTGGCTGGAATGTCTGTGGTCACAAGTAGGGTGTGACTGGCATAGAAAAAGCCCCAGGTGTGAAACCTAGGGCTTGAGTGAGACAGAGAATTCCATCATCACTACATATTTTCTCACATTTTTCCGGGTTTGTCAGGTCTTTGCGGCGTGTCGTGGTCTGCCAGGATTTGTTGATGCCTCGACCTGGAGGACTGTCAGCCCGTCCATGTAGATGACACCTTGGACTGTGACGACTTGCAGCTTCCCTTCACTTATCCAGCGGTAGATCGTGGCCTTCGAACACTTAGCTATCTGGGAAGCTTCAATGACCGAGACCAGTGTGCTCACGACTGTTCTCCTTTATCTGGATTTTCTGAT